GTGTCGGTGCGCTCACAAAAAAACGCCCCCCCTTGCTTAAATTACATCTACGGCATGATGCAACTAAATTATCATCGCTATCAAGCCCACCTAATCGTCTTGGTATCACATGATCCACAGTTGTAGCTTCTTGATTACAATATTGGCAAATGAACTGATCCCTCCGCAAGATCCTACTGCGTATTTGTCGCCATCTATGGGTTGATCCAGTAGATCGTAAAGCTGACTTACTCAATGCCATCCCTTACTATCAAAGTGCTCAGCTGCACGACAAGCATTTGGCTCACCATTTACAAACCCATATCTATGACCAACATATTTCAAATGTAGCACAATTTGATCTTTAGGGTTTAACTTCTTAACTATTGGATTACGCATTTGACCCAAACCATAATGACTACCATTTTGGCTTTTGTAATTCCAACGACTTTCTCTGAATATCAAATAGTTATAACAACTAAATTGATCCCAAGTCTTAAATTGATGGTAAGCAAAGAGCTTTAAGTTAGGTATTGAATTATCAGCTGCAACGGAATTATCTTTTAATAAGCCTATGTTTAAGGCTATGAACAGAGATATCCCCAAACCAAACCTTGCGAGCCATCCCCTACGGGGCTCGCCCTTTCGCTCTGAAAGCGAATTTGCGTTGTAGTTTAGCATGCGCCTCCAAATCCCACAGCAAAACCGCAGGTCAGACGGCAAGTCGTAATTCCGTAAAGTTCAATCCAATTTTCATCATATCCGGCTTGGCTCATATTGACATCCATCCTATGTATTGGGAATCTGGGTTATCAATCAGCCATTGCTCACGCAGCTTGTTTTGATAAGTCCAATTGATTTTATGTGTCATTTCGTCATGATTAGCGCACATGTATGGCACTCCTGATCTACAAACATCCAAGACCCGCATTTAGTGCAGCGGATTACAGCTTCATCAGTATCGATTTGTTCAGCCATGTTTTTTGTGCCAACAGCACAGCATTTGAGGCATTGAAAGACCCTAAAGCCTTCCGCATGTGGGTATCCATCAAGCCATATAAATTCGGTATTGGCTGAGCAGAAATTGCATCTAAACTGAGGCATTAATTCTCCATCTTGGACAATCAGCGCAACTTGTGCCTTTAAGATTATTGCAAACAGCACATGCAGCAACTAAGTTAGTTGGTAAATCTGTGCCTCCATTATGTTTTGGAATTACATGATCGACTTGATTAGCTGCTTGACCGCAATAAACACAAGTCCAATGATCCCTTTCCAAAACCCAACGCCTTGCCAATTTGTAAGACATAGGCCATCGAGATTTAGGATACCGCTTAGGATGCTTGGCTGGTTTTTTCCATTGCCTTATGCCATTTTCAGATCTTTTAACATAAACCGCATGAGGCGTGCATCCCAATTGATCGGCAATTTCTCTGGCAGTCAATTTAGTGTCAGCAATTAAGTCAAACATCCATTGTTCCCATTTGATTGGTTTAACCATCTTTTCCTGCCCAACCAGTTCCTTTAAGTATGAATGGCACAGCTGTATAAATCCTACGCATTTCTGCGCCACATACTTGACATTTAGGAGTTTTATGATCCATTGGTAGATCCATTACAATCACTACTCCTTCACCGGCACATTCATAATCGTAATTAGGCATGATAAGGAATTCGATTAATTGTGTGGCAGTTGTAGCATTTGAACAGATCGCCCTCACGAAGTAATCTGTCATCATTGCAACAATCGCATCTCATTAGCGATGGTTCGATTGATACTTGATCGTTTTCTATGCGACCAGTAAAACCCGAACCATCAATGATTTCGACATAACCCATTTATTCACCTCCTTCGAAATACCATTTTCCATTAGCTGTAAGTTTTGCCCATTTAGGCGCACATTCTTTTGCTTTACAAACATATCCATAATAAGGCTTACCTCCTTTTGAGATTCCTTCTTTCAAGATATGACCATGCTGACATGCTGGTGGCTCATTAGGTATTGATGCACCAATCTCAGCAACTACATCACCAACAGACCAAGCAACTGGCTCTTTAGGTTTATCAACTTCAAAACTATCTCTTAGGATTGTTTCAATCTGTGCTGATTTACTTCCGGGTTTGCCATACATGTTTTGGCGGCTTTCTAGTTTCTCCTTAAATGTAGGATTGCTTTCAACCTTTTTCATGTCGTCCTTAGTTGCAGTTTTGTCAGATCCTTTAAGTAGAATAATCGCTCTGCCCAATGCACTTGTTGCAGTATCCTCAACATAAAACTTTTTCATGTTTTGAATATAAGTTTCCCTAGATCCAAATGCCACATTTGATACAGCTGGTGCAGCATCTTTGCTATCTCGCCAAAGTGTTGCTTGGATCAAGATATAACCCTTTTCAGGATCTGCACTTATGACTGATATGTCAGATCTGCCCATTGGATAGTTGGCAATAAACCACTTGTTAAGAGTTGCCACATCCTCGTAATCCTCAAGATTAAATGCCATCAGCTAATCCGAACTCTTGATTATAGTGGTCGTGCAATTCTTTATAGATGACTGCATAACCAATGATGTCTTTAACACTATCTTGGTGATTTGCAGTTTCGGCAAGTCTGCTGACCTTAACGAGCAACTGCATGATGCTAACCTGCATTGGCGATATGTAATCTCCATAGTAAGCAGACCACAGCTCTGAGATTCGTTCGTGATTGCTTTGACTGCTTCCGTAAATCGATCCTCTACTTGCCAAGATTGTGGCGATCTCATCAAGAAACTCAGTTCTGCTTGTCATAGTCAAAAACCTCGTCTGACTTAGTTTTAGTATTAATTAATCTGCGGTGCGAATTCCACCCATCAGCCCTGCCCTTCCAATAACCATTCTGAAATGCAGTTTCTTTGATTTCATAAATCACCCAAGCCATTATTGTGAATCCAACAATTGCCCACATAATTACAAAACCTAGATCTCTTGCTTCTAGCCATGCGTTCATGTTGCTCCCTTTACCCACAGCCTTCGTGTGGATACAGAAAGTATGACCTAAATCAAGGACAGTCGGTTAATTACTTTCGGCGTGTTTTATAACGATTAGATAACGCCAAGATCCTCAAATTCATCGATATGAGTATCAATCGTGCGCTCGATATAGTCTGTTTCACGCCCCATAAGACTTTCCAAGAGCTGTAAATGAGCCATCTTTGTTTATTGGAATCATCTGCACATTCATATTCTTGCCATCCCAGTCCATGATGACAATGCCCATTTGCCAGTTTGCCAAGCCTTTTGTGTAAGAAGCCTTTGCCCTATTCATGAGATTGCCGGTTTCTACTCCATAAAGGGGTCTATAAGCCCCGTAGAGCCCCTCTGAGTAGGCTGACATACCTAGCCTATGGGTGTGCCCACAAACCACGCTCTTTCCTGCCTTTTTGGCAAGATTTAGGGCAGTCTGTCCAGCGTTAGGATTCATGTTGCCTTCATCGCCATGAGCCAAGATCCAACCCTTTTCAAATTCGTAAAATGTTTTGTGGAAAGTAATGCCCATGGAATCAAAATCCATGAACTTTGGGTATTGCAATTCAGGTAGGGCTATTAAGCCCGGCACTTTTAATAAAGTGTTATATAGGCGATCAGTATGATTACTACGGATAATATGAGCTTCTCGGCTGTGCTCTGTGAGAGCCCAAAGAATTTTTTGAGTAACTGTGCGGTCATCATCCAAACTTTGTTGATAAGCCAAAGGTGTTTTCTCAGCCCAACGGCTAATGGTTTGAAAATCGATTTCATCGCCAACACAAAGAACACTATCGAACCTCTCCCGTTTTGCTAACTTAATTACATTTTTTACAGCTGTTTCATGGTGGTATGGGATCTGTAGATCCGAAATAACCAAGTATCGCTTAATCGTCATCCTCATCGTCAGTTGGATCTATTGATGGGATGATCCCACCATCGCCCACAATCCAATCAGGAAAAGTCTTATGTTCAGTCATTAACCAGAAAGCGTGCTCAGGTGTGAATCCTGCTTTTCTAGCTGCTTTATAGCATTCATGCAGAGCCATGTAATGTTGATCGATTTTTGTTAATGGCTCAGGAGTTTGGCGAACGACTCGACGATTGATCTTTTTGCGTTTGATAGGTTTTCGTGTGTTCGCCATGCGATAAGGCTAACTCTACTTAGATAGAATTCTTATGATTTCCTCTTGGCGTGTTTCAATTCTTGCTAAGCGATCAGCAAGTGAAGCACCACCATTAGGAGTTAAAGTCCAAAGCCATCCTTTAATAAGATAACGCAGACCCGTAAAGAAACCGACCAATACGGCGGTTATGCCGGCTGCGAAGCCAGCCCATTCTGCCGGTGTCATTTTTCAGACGAACCAATTCCGTATGCTCCCTCTTTTGGATCTAACCACTTAATAACTGGTGCAACAACTGCACCTAATAACACAGCATATTCAGGTTTAACATCTCCAGCAATAGCGAGTGCAACAGTAATTCCAGATGCAGCCACAGCTCTTAAATATGACTTGATTGCTGCCTTATGTTTTTTGCTTAGTTTCATTAATTGCCTCCTAGTAGTGGTATGTTAAAAAATTCACCAGTTTGATTTGGTTTGAACGAAATATGAATGTGCTTAGTATGCGGATTAATGCCTTTGTATTTACGCCAACGCCAGTTTAATAGTTTGCTGGCAATATGATGATTATGAATAACATATTTGATTCGTTTATCTGTTTTGCCAGCAATGCGTATTTGGTCAGCAAGATAGGCAGATATACCTTCGGCTGCACCAAGATCCGCTGTAATATCGATAGCACAAACCTCACCAGTTTTTAGTGGGTTGTGATCTGAAACCTTTGATCGCATTTGGTGTTGCGCCGAGGCAATCCAGCCATCTGATTTTCTAGATCTATCAGGAAAACAATCATCAATTTGCTCCCGCAATTGAATGGCTGCTTTACATAGATACGGCTTCATTACGCAAGTAGAAGTTTTGCTTCATCCTCAGTAATGCCAAGTTTTTCAAGCAATGCTGTTTTAGCTGCTGCCTGTGTTGCATCTTGCTCTGTTTTCCGAGCATCATATTGAGCAAACCCTGCTTCAAATTCTGTTTTAGTAATTGGCTCGGCTTCTAAAAATTTTATGCCTTCATATTCATCACCAGTAATTACCCAACCGCCAGTTGGGATTAGCATATTTAATACTTCTGCGCCTGTTGCCATATTATGCACCTATTTCTAATAAAGTTATTGTACTCATATCGCCACCTTGTTGAACTTGTACATTTGAGGCAGATGTATTATTTGCAAATGTTGTTTTATAGGTTGTGCTGCTTGTTGTTGCAGGTTCATCTAATACTACAAACATTGTTGTGCCAATTTTATTGCTGTTAGAAGAATTTTCTGTGCGACCTACAAAACCAGCAAATTGTATTTGCGTTGAACCTCTTAATAATTTTAGATTTACCCCATTTCCAACATTACCCGAATTGGCTAAAACTCCACCTTGCGCTGCTATTACTAATATTTTACTAGTTGATGCACTTGGAGTTATTGATGCTGATAATCCAGTATCGGCATAAGTTGTTGTAGAACTTGTTGTTTGCGTGCTGTAAGTTGCATATACAACCTGCAAAACTTTACCGCCACCGCCAGCAGGAGTTGCCCATTTAACTTTGTAAGGAGAAACTGTTGTGTCAGCTGTTAATACTTGGCCGGTTGTGCCAATTGGCAAATTATCATAAGTGCCTGAACCTGTACCAACAACAATATCTCCTGAAGCGGTAATTGTCGTTGCCATATCATTTGTAATTGTAATTGCACCTGATGTGCCACCACCTGAAATACCTGTTCCGGCAGATACTGCTGTTATATCTCCAACATCATTTGTGATCCATGTAAAATCCATGTCGGTGTTTGTTGCTTTAGATAATATTTGACCAGTCGTTCCACCTTTAAGATCAACCAATGATGTGTCAATGGCTGAACCAAGTGTGCGGATAGCAGCTGCGCCATCCTTAACCAGATCGGTGTCGTCTGGTGTTTCCCAATTAAAATTCGTTGTGTTTGCCATATTAGGCTACTGCTCCAATCGCATTTTCCCATGTTAGTATAGCGGATAAAGTGTTCCATGCCTCTGAGGCTGATACCTGTTCCCATTGCAAAGCAACTTGAGAGAACTCGATCGGACTCAAATTTATCGTTAAAAATAATTCGTTGAATCTAGTGCTCCAACGCCAGCCTTCAACATAACCCTCAAATTGACCAGTCGAGGCTATTTGAACAGGCAAGTCTGTTATTCGTAATGGCTGACCGATAAAGATCCCAAGCAAAGCATCTCGGTCAGCGTCATCAATTTCTGAATTGGTTATTGGAAAGGTTATGCTATCTAGCAATGGTCTTGGATATGCTCTAAGGTCAATATAGCGATCAGCTACAGCTTGAGCATCAGTTGCATCATGAAGCAAAGAATTTATGGTTTCGGCTTTGTAGCCAAAATTGGCAATTGAGGTTGCATCGGTGGCACTTACCTGAGATCCAAAGTTGTTGCCATAGTTAATGTAAATATCATTGCGAACATCAGCAGATCGAACCAAAGTTCTTAAACCTGCTCCAATTGCTGTATTGGCTGATAAATCTGTATAACCATTATTGGCAAGATAATTTTGTCGGTGGATTGCATCGGCATATCCAATGCGACCTTGATTGTCCTCGTACAAAACACCAAAGGCTGAATCAGCAATTTTGCTCGCAATGTTGTAAATAGTATCTGGGCTAGATGTTCGATTTTCCATTTCATATTGACCCGGACGATCAATCTCACCGAGTCCGGTATTTTCAGCATTTGCCCAAGTTGTTGTCGGATCGTATCCAGCCCATGTTTCAGCTGCTGGCACTTCATTCCAATTGTTTAATAACAAATCAGAAAGTAAAGCATAAATTTGATCTCCGTCATCATCTTGAGCAAGAATGCCGTCAGTAATGATTTTAGGCAATTTAGCCAATGATCCTAAAGCAAGAATTGTGTATGAATATGTTTTTGCAATAGATGATGCTGTCGCAACCTCGGTGGTCAAATCAGTTATATTGCCACCAAATAAAGTAATAAAAGTGTTTGTGCTGTCTTTGACTTGTAATGCTATGCCATCATTAATTTGAAAATTGTAGTTTTCATCATTTAACGCTACTAAATCAAATTGCAAATAAGATGGCAATGGTTGTGAATAAATATCTTCCCGACCAGATTGATGCGTAATCTCAGCAATTGCAACATCGGTGTATTCAACCCCATTGACAGTTAATTTCCATTCAGGAGTAAATACGCTCATTAACCGCCCCTGATGCCGTTATTGTAAAGCTGTGGAACTGATCTTGATGCGCTTTGATTTAATACTTTGGCAACTGCCCTAGCAGCACCTTCGGAATCGACAGATTGAACTGTGATGTTATTTACTGTCGTACCAGCCCTTGCTGCTGCAGAAGCCAATTGTGCAGCTGTGGCGGGTTGAGCTTGTGAAACAGCAGAAGTTGCTTGACCAAATGGAGTTCCAACAGCGGTTGATGCGCCTATTGGACTAATGTTTGGCAAAATTGGAATTGCATTATATCGAGCAATCAAAGCATTAATGGCGGCAATTGCGACATCTACGGATGTTTGAATTGCTGAAATAACTTTGCCAATAATATCTACAACTCCACCTGCAATAACTCCAACAGTTTTTAACGCAGCACCTAAAGTACCAACCAAAATTGGAATAACAACATCAACAACAAATTTACCAAAAGCATCAAATGCTTCTTGATTATCTTTAATCGCTTGCTTGATTGGATCAAAATATGCAGCAAATTCTTGAAGTTTTGGAACAACTTTATTAACAATTAAATTAACAAATTGTTCAACGAATGGGAGTAAGCGATAACCAATTTCCTCTTTGGCTTCCTCAAATGCTTGCTTTAATCGATCAATCCTGCCTTGAAATGTTTCAGCATTTGCAGCTGCTGCGCCACCATAAAGATTGGTTAATGCCTTTGTAGTTTCGGTAAAGTCCATCGCTTTGGCATCGGCTTGAGTTATACCAATGCCGAGTCTTACCAATCTTGTATCTTGTCCTTCATAAGCCTTTGATAATGCTTCAACTACTGAACTTAAATCTTTGCCAGTTCCTTTTGATATATCAATTGCTAAATTAAGTAAATCTTGAGATTTTGTGGCATCTTTGGTTGATACGGATAATCTTTGGAATGAATTTCTTAAATCATTATCAGTGATGCCTGTGGCTAATTGGGTCTTTCGGATATAATCCTCAGTAGCCTTAATTTGGGCATCAGTAGCCCCTGTGGCGGATTTTAAGGCAGCAGCCAACCTTAACTGTGCCTGTTCATCCTCAATGGCTGATTTGACCCCATCAACGGCTAATTTACCAGCATAAGCAACGGCAGCAGCAGCAGCGACTGCAAATGCAGCAGCAGCCTTTTTGCCAAATTCTGAAATCTTGTTTGCATTGCTTTCAACGGCATTATCGGCTTCGCCTAATTTCTTTTTTAAGTCATCAACATCAGCAAGGATTGATAACTTTAATGTACGACTACCGGTAGCCATTAGACCCATTCCTTAATAATTCGATCAAAACTTTGTTCCCATTTGTCAATCAATTCAGGCTGAATTCTGCGAAGGGTTGGATAGATAAACCATCCACGACTACCTCTGCCTTGCCGTCCTGAATATGTAGGGAACTGTTTGAATTTATTTGAACCAAACTCAATACCACCCCATAGGGTTTGCGTAGTAGCACCACCTGAAAATTTCTGTCTTGCGAAGCCATAACTGAATTCACCGATTTTGCTGGATTTAGAGATGCTGACACCATCCGCAACTCTTTCCGCAACCTTGCGAGATTTTGTTCTAGTTCGAGCTGCTTGCTTAATTTCCTCTGATGCAAAATACGCCAACGCAGCAGACTGCGCTCTTGCTTCCTCAGTAGCTTGTTCATCCATGAGTTTGAATGCTTTGTAAATATCACGCAGATCGGATTTGTTGTAAGCGATTGTTTCATTTGCCATTCCGTTTCTCCAATATCTCGATCGCTGTCAAAATGTCGTCTGCATCAACCCATTCGCTCATTGGTATGTGTGTGGCTATTGCCAACTCCACCAATAACCTGTTTAGGCTTCCTGCTTTGTGGCTTTTGGGTCTGCATCACCAACGATGACATCAGCTACAGTTTCCATCCAAATATCCATTGGTTTGATTGGTTTGCTTCCGGCAACTTCACGCTTATGAGCATGATAAGCCAAAAACATAAGATCCCAAATGCCAAGTTTTTCACTTGCTTGCCCAATGGTATTTCCTGTCTGCTTTTCCCATTTTGCCCACTCAGGCGGTTGGGCAATATAAGTTGCTTGCTCGCCTGAGTTATATTCAATTGTAATTGGTAGTTTCATTTTGCTCCCGTTTTATTTTTTAACTAAAAGTTTCTACTACTGCGCCTTTAGATACTGTGAATGTGAATGATACTGTCTGAGCATCAACACCTGAACCACCAGCAGTAGGAAACTCAGGCTTTACTGGAAACACAAATTGTGCTCCTGATGCAGCTGTAAGTGTCATGCTGATATCTGTATCTGGTGCTGATTCCGCAGCAGCCCATAGAGCCTCGCAAACTGAATTTGCCTTGCCCCAATCAGCCAACATATCCAATTGGAATGTTCCTGAAATGTTTGTGGTCTTGTAAGCCTCGCCATCCATTGTCTGATAGACCTGACGCTCATTGACTTTTGTTAGAACTGCGTTAGTCGCTTGTGCTTGAATATCTGTTCCACCTGTGAAAGATAAACCAACATCACGACCGGTAATTACGACTGTTGCCATGATTTCTCCTTATGCTGTTTGTGTGTAGTAGGTAGATACTCGAACATCTGCGATAAGCAGCGTTGATGCACCAACTTGTGAAACTGTCGGTCTTTCAACCGAGCTGACGATATATCCTGCTGGGATAACTGCCAGAACACTCATAATTAATTGCTCGATGTTATCGAGAGATGCAGGATTGCTGTTATATGCAACTGCAACTGAAATTGTAAAATTGATTTTGGTGTGAATAGTAGATTTGTTTATTGTTTCTAATTCTAAATATGGAGAATCAGGAACTACAACTACAGCTGGTGGAATAACTGACTCTGGAACATAAGAATAAACATTTCCAGCAACACCAGCCAAAGCGGTCGCAAGTGGTGTGCGAATACTTGAAAGAATTGTGCTTGGCACTATTGAGCCAAACTGTCGGTGTCCATATAACTGCCCAACAATCCCACGCAGGTATTAAATAATGATCTGCCCATTTTGAATGGCGTGCCAGTGAAATCAACGCCCTCTATTTGTCCTCCGCTTGAGAGTCTTGCTTGGAAAACATTGACTGAAACTGTATAGACGGCTGACTGAACAGCTGCGTTTCCAACATAAGTTGATGCGCTAGAAAGGGTAGCAACTCCGGATGGGATGACATTAGCTTCGAGTATATCGGCGTTAGTGATCGATGTTGAAAAGGTATATTGTCCAAGATTGTCTGCCAAGACAGTTCTTGTGCCGTTGTATGGGCTTCCGCATCCTGTGATGACAACTGATTGTCCTTCGGTAAATTCATGAATTCCTAATGTGGTAAATGTAGCAACATTGTCTGACAATGAGGTTGCTTGAATAGGTGCTTTAAATGAAACTAGCATTGGCAGAATTACTGTTTCTGCGGTGTCAATAATTTGATTTAGGTAAGTATCGTCATATAAAGCAGACGACACACCAAGCACACTTCTCAACTGTGTAGCTGTAATTATGCTTGGCATGTCATCTCCTTACTCCCATATTCGACTGCCTGAGATCGGGAGCAACCTCAGGCATGATTTATCAGGTTAGGTTGTAGCGACGAACTCCACCGGCAACAAGAACGCCAGTTGCTAAATAACCATAAAGCATGGTTTCAATCTCACCGCTGATTACAACATTTGTTGAAAGTTGTAGTGTTGGTGTTTCATAAATTGCAACAGCTGATGGCACAACAATAAATGCTGATTCATCAATAGTTGTTGAAACTGCTTTGTTAGAAACATACAGATCTAAGCCCATAACATTGCCACGAAGGCTTTGTGATGATGCTGAACCTGCTGCATTTTGTGGTTGTGAAGCTGAGAAAATTGGGCGACCAGTTGTATCTTGTGCGCCAATTAATAGACCCCATTGTGATGTTCCAGCAATGTAGCGTGTAGCAAGTTCGCCAGTTGCAAGGTATGCAGCTGGTGCTTCGGTCTTAACATAGGCAACAAGTCCATCAACAGATGCTGCTTGTGCAGTTGCTTGTGTTCCACCAGCAGTTAAAGCTGCAATAACGGCAGCCTCAGTTGCACCTGCATAGGATCGACGCATGTTTTCAAGCATTGCTTCAAAAAAGCTCGGATCTGCTCTATCAATCAGCTCAACAGAATAGCGTTGTAATCCAGCATATTTTTTAACTGTTAAATCAACATAAGATGAAACAATTCCTGTTTCGGATGGTGCGCCACCTTCAGCTGTTTCTGCAACTGTTCCTGAAGTTGTAATCTTTGGAACGCTTACTTGCATTCCTGCGTTTGGCAATCTGCGTGTTCCAATTGCATCAATAGCAGCTCGAGATCCGATAGATGTATCAACTACAGTTGAAACATATTGAATTGGCTTAAATGCTGGGTTGGTTGTGAAACTATCATCTGCAAAAGTTAAAACTTTCTTTGCATCATCTTTTGCTAATGCGACATATTGAGCACTCTCGTTGTTGCCCAATGTTGCCTTGATTGAATGCTCTAAAAAACGAGCTTGTGAATTGATTGGTGAGCGTGGCTTTGTATAAGCAACTGGTTGTGTTGCTTGTATTGCCACAGGCTCAGATTTTGCAGCTTCTACCGCTTCGGTGGCGATAGGAGCTTCTGAGTTAGTGTCAGACACTTTGTCCTCCTGTTTTGTTTGATCCTCAGCGGTTGCTTCGGAATTCTCTGGTGTTTCACTTGCTGCAACATCTGCAACTCTTGCGCTGTCAATTGCCGGATCAGCAACTAGGCTGACCTCAACTAATTTAGATGCTTTAACACGCATTACTCCCTTGCTTGCATCCCAGTCATCTACGACAACGCCAACGCTAAAACCATCACGCAAACCTTCAGCTGCTTCAAGCAGACTGTCATCTCCGGCAATAGTTCCTGCAATCTTGAATGTTGCTTCGATGCCTTTATCATCCGCAGTTATATCAATTAACTTGCCAATTGGTCGTGTGCGATCATGTTCTAATAACAATTTGACTGGTTTTGAAAAATCAATACTGCCGGGCTCAAATAATGTTGCACCAGCACTTGTTATTCCCTTTTCATTCCAACTAACAATTGTGCCAGATATTGTGCGCTTGCGATTATCGGCTGCGGTTAGTGTTATTGGAAAATTGATTTTTAATGATTTAGTCATCGAATCAAGTCCTCTTCCTCTTGAATTTGCTCAACGCTCATTGCGCCAATGCGGTTTAGGATTTCATAAACTTGCGCTCGTTCTAAAGCAGATCCACGCAAGAAATCGTCTAAGTCAAATCTGACCTCAACACCATTTGGCACAAAATCAGCCATTGATAATCTTTGTTCAATTGCAGTTAAAATTGGTCGTAATGAAAAATCAATAAGTGCTTTTCTTTCAGCAGTCATGTTTGAATAAGTCATTGACGTAGTTTCTGCTGATACAAAACTTGCCGGAATGCCTGTTGCTCTGGCGCATTCTAAAGCAAGATACTGACGGGCTTCATTGAGTTGTAATTTAGCCGGATCAAAACCTAATGCTTGTAATTCAACATCTGCATTTAAGAATGCTGTTGATCTTGTTGCTCTTGATGCTTTCCAACTTTCAAGCAATTTTGTAATTCGCTCTGGTGTTAAGTTTGTGCCATTTGATTTAAGCACCATTGTTGGAACTGGCTCTTTTGCATAAAGTTCAGCAGCTGCTTCTAATGCTTGTGCCGCTTTAATTGTGCGACCAGCACGATTCAACAAACCTTCATCCAAACCATTAAATACAATTACGCTTCCAACGCCAAATGCTGGTGTTTCTTGTCCATCAATTCTGTAATAAAGAATTTCGGTTTGATTTGCATTTAATTGATATGTAATTCTATCCGGTGAAACTCTTGTCCATGCTCTTACTCTTGCGCCATCACTTTCGGAATAACTATCTAATACTTGACCATAAGCAACTCCATGAAATAATAAATCCTCAGCAATCCATGCATATATTGCAGATCCGGGAATTCTTGTGTCTGGTTGCATTAAAACTCTTGATGGTCTTAAATGCTCTTTTGTAAAATGATTGTAAGTTTCAACTGGTAATGAACCAACTGTTGAACAAATTATGTTTCTTGCGCGAGCCAATGCTGGAACAGACATCGCTTGTTCGCGAGTTGCAGTTTGTGTTCCATAAAATATGCCACCAACAGCTGCTTGCAAATTGTATGGTGCATAAGACGCAGCAACATCAACGCTTGGGGCAATTGTAGTATTTGTCAGAAATCTATCGAATAATCCCATTGGTGCATAATATACCATAATGTCCTAATTATCCGATTTGTATATCAACCTCTGTTTCGGGTTGTGTCGCAAAATATGTTGCAAGTGCTGAAGCGACAGCTGCACAAACTGCCACTCTGCTTGCACGCCTTCCAATAACCCAACTGCCATCCCCAAACGGCAATTTGGCTGCTGAAAGTGTTTGTTGGGTCAGTTCATCCTGCCCACCATGTTGCAACCTGTGGCTATTGATCGCCCCAAGCCATCGATCGCAACTTTCCGCATAGATTGCGCCATCCATGTCGGTTATGGGTAGCCCAGCCGGAACTAGCCGACTTGCGACAGCTTGTGCAGTCCGTTTGGAATACGCCACAGTTTGAGTGTTGTATTTTCTTACATAAGGTGCAATGTCATTTGCAATTGCTAAATCATTCAAACTGTAATCATTTGACCAAGTGTGCAGTAAAACTAAATTAAATCTTTCACCCGATAGTTTTTGAGTTGCAACCAATGCGCCAAACTTTCTATCAGGCGACAAATCCAAACCAAGCCAAGTAGGTTTTTCAAGATCTAATGGTATTGGCTCAATCTGACATAATCCCCATTTTTGGGCATCAATTGCGCTGTTGATTGTATCGACCCATTGAGCCAACACTTCAGTTCGCACAATATCGGGTGGATCATTTATTACAGCTTTAAGATTATCTGGGTGGATGGTAATTCCCAATGATGGATTGGCTTGAGCGAATGCACTCCAATTAATCTCGCCTGACGGAAGCAAGATCGGAGCATCAGGTTCAGCACTCCACTCAAACCAACCAATCGGATCGTTGGTCGTAGCTGAAGCCAACGCCCTCTCACGCAATTTGTTTAGGATTACGGAATGCTGATCTCCTGCTGAGGAATAAATCCATACCTGCGGATTCTTAGCAGCCATCATGGAATATCGCATGGATGACCAAGCATCCTCATCCTTATATTCACGCAACTCATCAAGATGTATTGTTTCGGGTTTGCTCAACCCTCTCGCAGCATTGTTTGCAGCCTTTACCACAAATCGTCTATTGCCAAATAATTCAATTTCCTCAGCACCATGTTGCCATCGAATTTTCTTTACTTCTTTTTCCAACTTTGGATGGGTTTCAATTAATGCCACAATCTGTCTAAAGGTTTCAAGGGATGTTGTAAGTCTGTGAGCTGATGCAAGTTGCAATCCTTCGCCCCATACAAACATGCCGGTCAAGATCCTAAGCATCATCAAAGTAGATTTACCTTGCTGGCGTGCCATGATTAAGCCGAGTTCGGAATGAGCCCATCTGCCATCGGGTCTGACTTTATGACCATGCAAACAGACAAAGCGTTGCCATTCCATCAAGTTGATGCCTAGTTCGGTTGCTAGATCAATCATATCTTGACCTTTTGATGGTAAATCATTGAGTTTTGAGTGAATTCGTGGAGTTTGCACACCTCCTAATCCCGAATAGGTCGGATCACTTAGGATCTCTCCCGTTTGTAAATTAATCAAAGCGATCCAGTCTGGTCGTGAGCGATCGAGGTGTTTTGTGGGTTAGAAAAGGAACG